TTATTTAACCGCTTCTTTCAGGGGTTTGCCCGGGCGGAATCTCGGTTTTTTGGTGGCGGAAATGGTCAGCGTCTCGCCGGTCTGCCGGTTGCGGCCTTGACGTTCGGCACGCTCCGAAACGTGGAAAACGCCGAAACCGACCAACGTAACGTCGTTTCCGTCTTTCAGCTCTTGCGTTACCACGCTGATAAACGCATCGACAAATTCCGCCGCATCATGTTTGCTCAATTCTGCCTCGTCGGCGATGGCTTGGATTAATTCGGATTTATTCACTTTTTGACTCCTATTAGATTTAAATGCGGCAAACCGTGCTGTGCGGGTTATTGGATATCAATCAAAACTGGTTCTTTGCCTGTTATCTGCCGCATTTCGCGTTTAAGGATGGCTAGGCAGATAAGGCCTGCGTTTTGGGCAATGCTGCCGCCGTCTTCGCCATCTTTCGGCATTAGTTCGTCCGATGTCAGTTTGATAAACAGGCCGTCCGGTTGGTTGCTGATGAGGATGTTTACTGTTGCCATTATTTGCCTCTCGTTTCCTGTTTGATTTTCCGCCCTATCCAACGCATCACGGGGACGGCCATGCTGTTGCCGATGGCTTTGTAGCGCGGACTGTCCGGGCAGTCGGCGGCGGGTTTGCCGCGCCACGGGATTTGCGTGTGGTTGTCGGGGAAGCCTTGCAGGCGTTCGCATTCGGTGGGGGTCAGGCGGCGCACCTGCAAGCCGTCTGAAACGGCGTGGCGGTCGGTCGTGGTCAGGGTGTAGTGTGTACCGTCCTGTGTCGCACCCGTGCCGTTGCCGCCGTTGTGAAGCTGCCTATGGTGTTGCCGTGGATACAGACAACGTTGGTATTGCCGTTGTGCTGGCAGTCAAGCGTAAAGGCCTTGTCGGATGTGCAGGGGGTTTGTCTGCCGTGTACCACCAACAGCGTTTCGCTGCCGCCCTGTAACGTCCCGCCGCTGGCTTTTAACGTTCCGCCGACGGCGGATTGACGGTATGCGCCAAAGCTGCCTTCAATAAAGGCGGCAGGGTCTTCCCGCGTTTCCGCGCCCGCTCCAAAATCCCCTGCTTCGCCCTGTCGCTCAAAAAGTATTTCTGCGGGATCTGCGCTTCCAGCACTTGCGACAAGGAAGACGCGGCGGCGGCGTTGGGGGACTCCGAAATATTGCGCGTCAAGGATGCGCCACGCGATGCGGCGTTTGTGTCCAAGCACACAACCTGCGTTCGTCCATTTTTGCCCTGCCGGTTCGAGCGGCATATCTTCCCCGGCCAGTCCGCCCAAAAAGCAGCCGAAGGCGTTGTCTTTGGTGCTGAGTACGCCCGACACGTTTTCCCAGACGAGGATGCAGGGCGGCTGCCCGTTTCGGGCGCGAATAAAGTCAATTGCATCTAATATCCTAATCAAGACTAAGGTCAAATTGCCGCGCCCGTCGTCCAAACTGCCGCGCAACCCGGCGACGGAAAAGGCTTAGCAGGGTGTGCCGCCGACCAAAACATCCGGGGCTTCGATGCTGCCGTTGAGTATTTTGCCGACCAGTTGCGTCATGTCGCCGTGGTTGGGGACGTGCGGCCAGTGGTGCTGCAAGACGGCGCAGGGGAACGGCTCGATTTCGGCAAACCATGCAGGCTGCCAGCCCAACGGCTCCCACGCCACGGATGCGGCTTCGATGCCGCTGCACAGGCTGCCGTAGCGCATTTTCAGACGGCCTCCTTCATAAACGTGAACCAATGCGTTCTGCCGTGGCGGCCGGTTGGATGCCCGAACAGGGGTTTGTTCGGGGTAAGTGTCAAAATCTGCGGCACTTTGATTTGGTCTTCGTTCCACTTAAAAATCAGCACGCCGCCGGGCTTGAGTACGCGGAAGCATTCTGCGAAGCCTTTGCTGATGTCGTCGCGCCAGTCTTGGGTGAGCCGGCCGTATTTTTTGGCCAACCATGATTTTTTCCCTGCCCGTACAAGGTGCGGCGGGTCGAAAACCACCAAATTAAAACTGTTGTCGGCAAATGGCAGTGCGGTAAAGTCTAGCCGCACGTCAGGGTGGATTTCGAGGTGGCGCAGGTTGCCACGGTCTGTCAGATAGTGGCTTTCGGTGCGCAGGTCGCCAAACAGGCAACGTTGGTCTTGCTTGTCAAACCACATCATGCGGCTGCCGCAGCAGGGGTCTAGGATAGATTGCATTTTCAGACGGCCTCCGTTACCGTTATTTCAGCCTGTGCACCACGCCGCCGGTTGCGGCACGGTATTCTTCGGGTGTGAGGCCGTTCAGGGATTGCAGGTTTTCCGCACCGATGATGGCGGCGGCTTGGATTTCGACGGCGACGGTGGCGATGATGTTGCCGCCTATTTTGCTGACGGCCTGCGCGGTGGCGGCGTCGATTTGTCCTGTCTTCAGGCGGTGCAGGGCGTCGAACAGTTCTTCGCGCAGTTGTTCGGTCGCACTTTTCATTTCTTTCATTTTTTTCCCTTTTTGTTGATTTCGGTTTTCAGTTCGCGGTGTGCGTTTGCCGCCTGTTTCAATCCTTCGGGAATGGCGAACGCTTCTTTATTGGCGGCAATCTGCCGTACTTTTTCCGCCATTTTTTCAATCGGATAGCAAAATTCGTGCCACGCCATGCCGCCGTCGTATACGGCCTTATCGCCGATGACCAGTCTGTGGGTGGAAATTAAAAACAGGCTGGGGATGATGAAGCAGTGGCGGTAGCTTTCGGGGATGTTTTCGCTGCCGTCTTCGGTTTTGACGATGAATACGAAGCAGTCCGTCTTTAATGCGTTTTTGATGTTGAATGGGAATACGCGCCTTTCTATGTTTCGCTGGTGGCGATGGAGAAGTTACAGACGGCCTCGCCGTTGGGCATTTGGCGCACTTCGGGGTCGCAGCCTAGGCGGCCGATTAGGATGGCTTTGTTTAGGCTCATTGCGGTAATTCCTCATTGTTTGCGGATTGTCCTTCGCCGCTGTTTGTTTCGGCAGTAGGTTGGGATGGTTGTTCGGGCTGTCTGACAATATCGTTTAGGTGGTTGCGGGAGTCGGGTTTGATTTCGGGGATGGCGAACCAATCCGATGCCTTGCTCATGCCGTCTTTGATGCTGGTATAGATTTTGCGCAGTTCCAAAAACTGGGCGGGGCGGATGGCCTCTATCCGGCATTGGTAGCGCAACTGAACCATCTCGGCGGTTACGCCGTATTGGCTGTAGGCTTCCAACATTTTTTTGATGCTCTCTTCGCTCAAATCTACATTGGCGGCCAAGGTTGTGCCGCATTGGGCAACGGCCGCCTCCACTACGTCGCCGGGGATGACGCCCAAGATGCAGGCACGCAGGCGGCGTGCTCCGTTGTTGGCTACGATTTCGTAAATATCGCGCGGGTCGGTCAGGGTTTTGGTTTTGCCTCCGGCGAAGCGTTTGTGCGGTACCTGAAACACTTTGACTTGGCGGGTATACCCGGTGGCACATTGGCATAAGGCGGAAGTGATGCGCTATATCCAGCATCACAGATTAAAGCTTTCGCCCGAAAGTGCCGTATTGGGGCATTCTTTCCGTTCGCTTGAGCCGTCCGAAATGGCGTTGCTGAAAAAGCACTATCCTGCCGATTACAAGAAAGTGGCGGAATGGTATCCGTTTGTCGAGGCGGCTGTAAGAAACTACGAGATGAATCATGAAGAAAACGTCATTGCAAAAGTTTGAGATGGTAACTGTCCATCGAAGCCAATTGCATGAGCACCCGAAAAATCCGCGTGTAATCGCAGATGGCGCAAAGAAGAAGTTGAAAGACAAAATGCGTCAGGTCGGATTAATTCAGCCAATCACGGTCAATCAGCGTGAAGACGGTACGATGTATATCTTAGGCGGCCATCAACGTTTAGGCGTGATGGATAGCTTAGAGAATTACAAAGACGGCAAAAACGATTATGAGCTTGATGTTGCACTCGTAAGAATTAGTGAGACTGAAGAGCTTGAAATGCTGGTTTTTCTGAATAACCCGTCTGCGCAGGGCGGATGGGATACGGAATTACTGGCAGAACTAAACCAAGATTTCGGCGTGGACTTCGGCGATATGGGTTTTGACAAACTTGATGTCGATTTGCTGTTTGACGGCGATGCGCGGTTTAGCGATATGTTTCAAGATAACACGGAAATATCCGAAACAAAAGATGCACTGCGCGAGATAAAAGAACATCGCAAAGAATCCACTGAAAAACTGAAAGAGCGCAACGGAGGCAATGCGGGCGGCGGGTAAGGCGTATCTTCCGCAATGGCCGCAGGAAGAAGACGACGGCTATCAGATGCGGCTGGGTACGTCCACGCTGCTGCCGGTTCTGAAGGAAACCATCGGCCAGATGGTCGGGCGGGTTTTCTTCCGCGATATAGGCTCGGATAAGGTTTCAGACGGCCTGAAAGACTACCTGCAAAACTTCGACCTGTAAAACAACGCCCTGAATGTGTTTTGTGCCGCATGGTTTGCCGATGCGTTGGCCAAAGGTGCCAGTTATGTGCTGGTGGACTATCCGGACGGCAAGGCAAGGACGAAGGCGGAGGAAACGCGAACAGCAACGCCGCAAGGATGCGCCTTCATTGGTGGCAATGCTGCAAGACGGCGGCAAGAACGTTTGGGAAGAGGCCCAACAACAGATGGGGCAGGCTTTCTCGGCGATGCTGTCCAGAACGCAGAATTTCCGCACGGCCATGAATAACTTTTTCAAGAGTATGGGGCATCGGAACGCGAAAGATTGGTAACACTTTGGAGGATAAAGAAATGAATGAAAACCTGAAACTGGACGACGCGGGCTACGCGCTGATTAAAAAATGGGAAGGCGTAAAAACCCGAGCCTATTCGGACAGCGCGGGCATCCCCACCATCGGCATCGGCTTCATCCGCTACACGCTGGGCGCAAAGGCGGGTCAGAAGGTGCGAATGGGAGACACACTGACCGAAGCCGAAATCAAGGCCGAATTTCTTAATCAAGTCAAAACCTATGAAGACGGCGTGCGGCAGGCGGTGCGCACGGAACTGACACAGTCGCAGTTTAACGCCTGTGTTTCGCTGTGCTACAACATCGGCGTAGCCGCGTTTGCCAAGTCGTCTGTAGCCCGCCTGTTGAACGAACGCCGTTATCAGGCTGCCTGCAATGCGTTTGCCTTATGGAACAAAGCGGGCGGGCGCGTGGTGCAGGGCTTGGCCAACCGCCGTGCAGACGAGCAGAAGGAGTTTTTCCGCAATGGTTGAACCGAAATATTGGAAACCCCTTGCCGCGCTGGTGGTGGTCGGCCTGTTGTTTGGCGCATGGCGGTTTGACCGCACCCTGCAATACCGAAAGGGCAGGGGGGATGAAGCGGCCAAAATCAGCCTGACGCTGGCCGAAGCCGCCAACAAACAGGCGGCAGCCGCGCGTGAGAAAGAACGCCGTGCCGCCGCCGAACTGGCCGAAAGGCAAACCGAACTGGAAAAGGAAAGACAAGATGCTGAAAAATCTATTGGTGCTATGCGCCTTGAGCTTGACCGCCTGCGCCAACACGCCGCCCGTCAAAGCGGCAGCCGAAACCTGTCCGCAACCGCTGCAACCGCCGCCGCACCTGATGGCGCGGCAAGTGCCGAAGGCTGGGAGCTACTCGGACGCTGCGCGGCGGAATATGCGGGACTGGCGGAAACAGCCGACAGCCAAGCCGCCGATTTGAGGGAGTGGCAGGCGTACGGCAGGGCGGTGCTGCAGTGAGGCCGTCTGAAAGGTTTTGACTTTGTTGAAGCTGCACTTTCAGACGGCCTTTTACTGTTTCGGTTGATGCCTATTCGTTGTCCATTGCCTGCAACATTTCGGCAAGCTGCCTAAAGTCGATTTTGCCCGCCGCCAAATCGACCATCAAGTCATCCAGCCCCTGATCGGGAACAATGCTGATGCCCTGCAAATCGAGGTAGGTCAGCATGGTCAGTAGGGCGGTGCGCTTGTTGCCGTCAGGGAAGGCGTGGGCTTTGGCGATGGCTTGGGCATAGAGGGCGGCAATTTCGTAGATGTTTTGCAGGTCTTCGTATTGCTGCCAGTTGGCGATACGCGACAGCGCGCCTTCCAGCCGCGCCATATCCGCATATCCTTTCAGTCCTGCTTCATCCGCCAGTACGGTTTGGTGGATGAGTGCGACCAGTCCGCTGTTTATCATTTGTCGGCCAGTGCCTTAATGGCTTTTTGGTGGGTTTTGGCAATGCGGCGGGCGGCGGCCAGCAGGACGCGTTTGCCTGCTTCGCCTTTGAGTTCCATTTTTACGGGACGGGTGTTGTTGTTTTGCATACCTGCTCCTTGTTTCGGATTGGAATATTCTATCTTTTTTTTGTATTGGCGGGAATGTTGTCCGAACCGGCATTCGGATTTCTTCAGCAAATTGAAAGGCCGCCGTTTTCAGACGGCCTCAAACCTTACACGCCTGCGGTTTTCATAATCCGCTGTTGCAGCCATTGGTCTTTCAGGCGCGGCAGGACGGCGGCGCGGACGCGGTTGAAGACGGGCGCGGTGTCGTGGACGTAGCTCCACAATGCGCCGCCCTTGTCGATGCCCAAATTCTCGAAGGCGGGCAAGTAGCGGCGGATGAAGAGGCGGATGTCCTGCGCGTGCAGCAGCAGATGGGCGACGTCGAGGTCGTCGAACGGCGCGGGGGCAGGCTCGGCATCCAATACTTCGCCGACCAATCCCGTATGCAGCGTCAGCGCGTGGACGTAGGCGACGGCTTCGGGCAGCTTCTCGGCGGGGATGTCTTCAATCGCGCCGACGTTGAAGCGTTGGTGTACCATGCCGTAGGCGGTGCTGTAGTCTATGCCTTTGCGTCCGACAAGCGCGGCGACGGCCTGCCGCAGAGGGGTGCGGTCGTCGGCGGTGGTTTTGTGGTTCGGGCTGCCTGAAACTTCTTTCTCCAATACATCCAGCACCCAACGGCGGAACTCTTTGGCTACTTTGGTTCGTGCCAACATGCCGAGTAAGTGGCAGCCGCGCAGGCTGAATATCCTTACCTGCTGTTTGCCGCCTGCCGTGGGCAGTTCGATGACTTGGGTCATGCTGTCGGTAAATTCGTCGGCGTTGCGGTCATAAAGTTTTGCGATTGCAACAGCACCGTCTGAATATTCCAAGGCATTACCAATTTGGTAACCCCTTAACCAAGGCTGGCCGTTGATGTCGGTAATTTGGAAATCGGTGTCTTTAAAAGAAAGAGATAATGCGTTCATGATGAACTCCGTATGTTTAGGATTTAGGAATGCCCAAATTGGGCGGGGGTGTCCTACGTCATACGAACGCCGGGGCATTGCTGCTACCCGCACCCCCATAACTTGAAATCTGTCGCAACCAAGGAAACGCAAATGCGGCAAACATATGATGGGAGTAGATACGAAAAATCGCGCAACAGGCGCGTTTTCTGCTGTAAGTTTGTTAGGAAACTCCATCATAAACAAAACCCCCTGCGAATGCAAGGGGTTTCCCAAAAACCGTAGGCGGCGAACCGAAAGGTCGTCGTGTAAGCAAACTATAACCATGTGTACGATACTCAAATAAAAAAGCTCCGAGAACCCGGAGCTTTTATCGGTTAGAACCTA